GTTTTATAAATGTGGCTGAAGATCACTGGGCTGATCGATCCTGGCCCACTGGACATCCTGCTGCTGGTGAACCTGTGATGTTGCGTGACTATCAGGTAGAGATTGTCAACAACTTTTTGTCCAATCCGCAGTGTATTCAAGAAGTGGCCACTGGTGCTGGCAAGACCATTATGACTGCCACTCTTAGCGCCGCAGTAGAACCTTATGGCAGATCAATTGTGATTGTGCCTAACAAGAGTCTTGTGACTCAAACAGAAAAAGACTATCGCAACGTAGGCCTAGATGTGGGTGTTTACTTTGGCGATCGTAAAGAGCACGGGCATCAGCACACCATCTGTACCTGGCAAAGTCTAAATGTTCTGCTCAAAAATACCAAAAACGGCACTGCTGCCGACACCATTGGCGACTTCATCGAAGGTGTGGTCTGTGTGATTGTGGATGAAGTACACATGGCCAAAGCTGACGCACTCAAAAGCCTGCTGACAGGTGTGATGAGTCAGGTTCCCATTCGTTGGGGGCTTACTGGCACTGTGCCCAAAGAAGCCTTTGAGTTCAAAGCCTTACATGTAAGCCTGGGCCCTGTGATTGGCCGACTCACTGCCAACGAACTACAACAACAAGGCGTGCTGGCGCAGTGTCATGTCAACATTGTTCAGTTGGTAGATCATGTTGAATATACCAACTATCAAAGCGAACTGAAGTATCTGCTGGAGGAACCTGGCAGACTGGATGCTATGGCTGAACTGGTACAGCATGTAAACGAAACTGGCAACACATTGGTACTGGTTGATCGTGTGGCTGCAGGGCAAGCCTTGGTTCAGCGACTGGGGCATAGAGCAGTATTTGTATCTGGAGCAACCAAGGCCAAGGACAGACAGGATGAATATGATGAAGTGGCGGAATCTAGCGACAAGATTATTGTGGCGACTTATGGTGTGGCCGCTGTGGGTATTAATATCCCTAGGATTTTTAATCTGGTTTTGGTGGAACCCGGAAAGAGCTTTGTTAGGGTTATACAAAGCATTGGACGCGGAATCCGTAAGGCTGAGGATAAGGACCATGTCCAAATCTGGGATGTTACCTCCACGTGTAAATTCTCAAAACGACACTTGACCAAACGCAAGGCTTACTACAAAGAAGCCAACTACCCTTTCACTCAGGACAAATTAGAGTGGCAATAAATTGCGTTTGTTACGCTATCAATGTATAATGAGATCATGAGAATACTGACCCTCGATAATCGCGCCTACGAGCTCGACAGCCTTCCAGAAGAAGTTGATGACATGAGATTTGCCATCTTAGACAATTCTGATCCTGCCAATCCAGACTATCACTACATACCACTGATATTTTTAGAAAGCTTCAATGCTCCGGCTCTTGTACTGCAAATAGGCAGTCACAGAATTCGCATGCCACTAGACTGGCAGATCTTGATCGGCGAACACGATCTTGGTGACCTTGAAATGTTGTCTTTGACAGCAGTCAATGACCGAGGATTTTCTGTGTTTGAATTCAATCCACTCAGCAGCTTCCGACCCAGCTTTCCTCGAATAGAAATTGTGGATGTGTATCAAGAAGTGGCATGGTATGCGCCCAAACTAAAAAATGGTCAGATGCTGTGTGTGCCACTTACCGACGATCCCAACCCACCATGTGTGTACTTTGTCAAAGACATCAGTCGCAATTGCGAAATTGTAGACTACAATCGAGCATGGTAATGACATCATGGGTAGTTTGAAACCCGGAGCCACTTACATTTACGAACGAGCCAATGGTCGTATCTATGCCAGAGAGTTTGGCAGCAGTGAGCGACAATTGGTTGGCTATGATTCACAAGTACAGGCACACAGGGAACAGCGCTATTACATGAATCATATCAATGACGTATTGACCATGTGCGAGTCAGATCTGGCCATGAAACAGTTGCTGGAACAATTGTTTGTGCTGTATAATCTAAAGAAAAACCATGAGTGACAAGCTTAACATTGGCAATGAAATGCGGCAGATGGATCAAAAAAATCGAAGCTTTTTTGATCAACTTACATCTGAAGAAAAGAAAAAATTTAGCACTTATCTCATGATACGCTGGGGCAGTTGTGTGGATGGCAGTCGCGAATTACAGGAATACTATGTTCACAGTGTCAATCACTATCTCAATCGACATTTTTTCACAGTCAGCAAACATCCCAAACTTCAGTGGTTGATGGCCACAGCAGCCAGTCCAGGGCTTGGCACACCCAGGCACAATTGGATCAGTCCCAAAAAAGCCAAAGCCAATGCCAAGCAAAAACAGTTGGCTTCCCTGTTTCCGCATTTACGCGAAGACGAATTGACTGTGCTGTCAGAAATCACAGACAACAAAGATATTGAACAATACAAAAAAGATCTTGGCAATCCTGATCAATGACGCATCAATGTAAATTTTGTCAAAAAAGTTTTCAAAAAGAAAACTCGCTGTCAGTTCACTTGTGTGAACCCAAACTGCGTTTTCAACAGCGATCTGAACCAGGTGTAATTTTGGCGTTTCAGGGCTATTTGAAGTTCTATGAATATACACAAGGGTCAGCCCGACTCAAAACACACGATGACTTTGATCGCAGTTCTTACTATCGTGCTTTTGTAAAATGGGGACGATACTGTGTGGATGTGCGAGTGATAGCACCAGCTAGATTTCTAGAATGGTTGCTGAAGAACAACAAAAAAATTGATCGTTGGTGTTTGGATACTGTGTACACAGAATATCTTGTGGAATATCTTCGTGTTGAAGCAGTGTCGGACGCACTGACCAGAGCCATTGAATACGGAATTCAATGGGCAGAGCAAACTGGCAATCCTGCGCATGACTGTGTGCGTTATGGCAATCGCAACGCTTTGTGTCATGCTGTGACCACTGGTCGAATTTCGGCCTGGGTAATTTACAATTCAGAATCGGGACAGAAGTTTTTGACTGACCTTGATCCCACACAGATCAAAATGATTTGGTCTTATATTGATGCTGACATATGGCAAAAGAAATTTGCGGATCGGACCGGAGATCAAGCCTACGCTCAAGAAATTTTGGTCAAAGCAGGTTGGTAAAATGGATCTAATTTTTTCTTTGTTGGTGCTGCTACAAATCAAACACTGGTTGGTAGATTTTGTGCTTCAAACTGATGAAGAAATACGTTGGAAAGGGCAGTATCTTGACTGGCGCGGGGCCAAGCACAGTGTCAAACATGGAGTGACCACTGGCCTGGTGTTGACAATCATGGGCATTGATCTGTCATGGGTATTGTGGTTGTCGCTGTTGGATTTTGTGGCACACTATCACATTGACTGGATCAAGATGAATTGGGGCAATCAAGACATACGCACGCCACAGTTTTGGCAGCATCTTGGCCTGGATCAATTGGCACATCAGTTGACTTACATTGGTATTGTAGCTATAATTCAAATATGAGTGCCGACATTGACATTGACGGACCAGACAGAGATGCTGTGCTAAAGCTGATACAGCATGTACCAGCACGACTCAGCAATGGACGTCGACACAATTCAGGCATCTATGTTACAGAAATTCCCACCGATCCAATGGCGCAATGTGCTGCTATTGATCATGAAACTGCTGAATCGCGTGGATATTTCAAAATTGACATACTGAATATGAGTGTGTACAGTTTGGTAACCAGCCCTGCTCACTATCAACAAATGCTGGCCACTGAACCTCCATGGTCAAGACTGTGGTCAGATCCAGCTTGGGCATCGCAGTTGGTACATGTGGGCAACTACACTGATCTACTGGCAGACATGCGTCCAGACTCAATTACCAGAATGGCTGCGTTTATTTCTGTGATTAGACCAGGCAAAGCACATTTACAACGCCAGCCTTGGTCAGAAGTATTTGCTTCGGTATGGAACGGAGATGGTAGTCGCGGGTACTCTTTTAAGAAAAGTCATGCAATCTCGTATGCGGCATTAGTAACCCTACACATGAATTTAATCAATAAATGAAAACTTTATATGTCAATGGCTGTTCTTTTGTATCAGATCATACTGTTAACAATGACAATCTTTATCCGTCAATTTTAGCAAAAAAATTAAAGACCAATATTGTTAACAAAGGAATGCCCGGATGTTGTAATAGACGGATAATTAGAACCACTGTCAAAGACAGCATGTGTTTTGATTCAGATACATTTGTGTTAATATCTCTCACTCAGACAGTGCGAACAGAAAAAAATGTAAGAGAAAATTGGGACCCGCAGGACCCTATGATGATTGATGAAGATTTTTTCCAGAGTATAAAGCCAAATACTCAAGACAATCATTTACGACCTTATGGTGATTGGTTTTTAAAATATTTTGATGAAACTGCTGAAATATTAAATTTGGCAACTGACGTTGTAATGTTGTCGGGCTACTTGAAAAGTTTAAGTGTGCCGCATCTAATTTATAGCCATAGGCCAATGGTCAACAATCTAAATCTTCACAATCACACCATCTTGGATTCAATGGTTAAAAGAGCAGAAGTATTGAATTTTTTAAAAACTAATTTTTGTGATTTGATTCAAGCCAATCAGAAAGATTTTTATGACGGCATTTATGGCCATTTCAATGAACAAGGACATGCCAAAGCAGCATCTTATCTTGAAAATTTAATCAACTCTTCTCACTAAAGTGATACTCTTTCTTTTAGACTTCTTGCGGGCAATGTCGGCCAGGCTACACACATGGCCTTGAACAATTTCTAGATCTTTGTTGGCAAAAGTTCGCAGTGTGGTTCGAAATTCGTCCCACTCGCCGCGTAGAAAAATGTTTATGGGTATGCTGCGATTGGATTCCCACCACCAAACATTGGCCAGTTCTAAAAATCTTTGTTTGTCAGCACTGGTAACCAGTATGCCAAAATCGTAGATTGTGGTCACCGAGTCGTCACGATTTTGAACTATTCCAACATATTCATTGCTGGCATACACACACAAAGTGATAAAAGGATATTTTTCTGCTAATTTTTGTAATCTTGTACTGCCCATAAATATTTGTTGGAGTTTTTCATGTACGCAACCCCAGCATATTTATATCAGCAAATTCAGCGTGTACTTTTGATCGATACCTCTGGGGCAGGCGCTGTGTTTCAACGGAGGTGGGATCCTGTGTACGCTAAAAAATTAACCATCAACAAAGGTGTAGACAACGTAATATTGTTTGAGTTTGTGAATCAAGATCAAAAACCTGTGAACATCACTGGCAGCACTTTTTTCTTTAGACTCATTGACTTGGCCGGCGACGAACTGCTGTATGAAACAGAACTGGTAACTTTAAATGCCGCCACTGGGCGGGCCAAAGCCACAATCTTGGCAGCAGACAGCACTGAATTGCCAACTCAGCCAGCCAGCTATAGCATTGAACGCTTCAGTGGCAATCTATATGAGACTGTGTTTGTGAATGCGCAGGCCCAAGGCAGAGCTGATGTTGACATTGTGGATTCAGTGTTTCCTGCGTTTGAACAAAGTCAAACCCTGACCATACCAAACATTTACGGACCTGTGAACTATCCACAAAATGTACAGCCCAGCCAAGCACCTGACTGGGCCTTGCCGCCCAATGCTGGTAATATCAATGTCAATGTCCAGCGCTACAGCAGTCATGTGCCTACCAATGGTGCCAGTCTGACCACATTTCAACTAGAAATGGATCATTTCACAGGCAACATCAAAGCCGAAGCAGCTGAAGATTACGAAGCTCTGTGGTACAATGTGGGCAATGTATTCAGTTACTATGATCAGTCCAACACAGTGTACATCAATGTGGAAGGCTATCATCCCTT